GGACGGCCACGACATTCTTGTGATCGACAACGACGGCGAGGGTAACCTCAAGTACATCGACCTCAGCTACGTCGCACCGTACGGCTTTGTTACCGATGCCCTTCAGGCGGGGCTGCGTCAGTATCAAGAGAAGGGTCGTCTGGACAAGAGTGAGGCGGAGCAAATCGCTACCGGTGCTTTCTCCAGTTTGGCAGCGCTCCTTGATCCGTTCGCGGCGGAATCGATTGTCTTCGAACGCGTCCGGGATGTTCTGCCCAGCGGGGGCCTTGCCAGCCTTGGCGTTGGCCGTGGCGGGCAGACCAGCACTGGCGCGAAGATTTACAACGACACCGATTCCCTTGGCACGCAGGTGTCCGAAGGGTTCTTGCATGTCACGGACAGCTTGATTCCTGCTTACCTCAAGCTTGGCGCAACCACCCGCCTTGGAGAACTGCAGCCGGGCCGCCTGACTCGTGCCATGTCCGAGGTCCCCGGACCTCGGGGCCAAGAATACAACACCTTCGAAGAACTGGCCCGTCAGGTCACCGGCTTCACGCCGATGGAGATGAACCTGAAACGGGACTTCGAGTTCAGCGGTCTGGCCTACGCGCCCCGGCGTTCGGAAGCCAAGACAGCAGCCAACCGCGTCATCCGTGCCGCGGACAGTACGCCGGAAGATATCGTCCGTGGGTGGGACAACTACCTTAATTCCCTGTACCGGGAACAGTCGAAGCTCTACGCCGATATTCTCGCAGCGCGGACCTTGGGCCTTTCGGATCAAGAGATCCGTCGCAATCTGATCCAGAAAGCGAACCTCGGCCGGAAGGAAGTGAACGCCATCATGCGGGGCGAGTTCTACCCGGGGACGTCCTCGCAGGAACTCCGCAAGGAAGTGAACCTGCAGATGTCGCAGGAGAACCGCCGCAGGCTCACAGAACGTGTGGACTGGGGTGCCTTGAACCGCATGTCCGCGGATCGTCGCGGCGAGACACTGAGCCCCGAGCGATATCTGCAGCGGCAGCGCGGTGAGTTGCAGGAGACAGGACTGTTTGGGGAACCGGCCGAGATCAACCCCTTCTTGGAGTTGAGAACACCGGTGGCACCGACCCCGGCACCACCGGTGCCCGCTATCGAATCAGTGCCAGTGCCCGCGGCCCCACAGCCTCCGCGGACACCAGCTGGTCAACCTCCCGCTCCCTTGGAGCTCCTTGGAGCGGACCCGATTTCTCAGGCCCGTAACGCTGAAATCCAGCGCCGGTTGCAGCAACAGTAGTCAGTCTACGTCTCCCCAGTTGCTTTGGATGTCAGCATCGACTTTGCTGGGAACGGCAAGCGGCAGGCAGTTTTCCATGATCTCCACGATCTCGGAGATGTCCTTGTCGCTGGAGACATTGAAACACAGTTCGTCGTGGACCTGCAGGAGCGGTAGCTTGTTGCTCTCGTAGGCCACGGCCAACGCCGTCTTCGTCTGGTCGGCTGACGATCCTTGGATCAAGCGGTTGAGGGCCTTGTAGGTGAACGCCCGCCGCAAGCGGTTGACCCCACCATATGCTTTTTGAGCTTCCTCATACCGCATGGGTTTATTGTACCCGAAGCTGGAGGGTTCCCAAAGATCGAAACGGCACAAACGTCCGCCGATGGTTCGTATCTGACCGTGCTTGTCCGCCTGCTTTGACGCCACGTCAGCGATGCCTTTCACGAACGGCACCTCTTCATGGTACTTCTCCAACAGGGCCGAGGCCTCGTCCACAGACAGGCCCATCTGGTCGGCCAGCTTTGCCTTGCCCATTCCGTACATAATGCCGAGGTTGATTGTCTTCGCCTGCTTCCGGCTGATGCCTGCCATATCTGCCACCATCTGGTGCAGGTCCGCATCCCCCTGCTTGTACTCATCGACGATGGTGTCGATCATCGGGTGGCGCATCCGGTCCGGAAGTTGCGCAGCAAAATGCACCAACATCCGCGGTTCTTGCGAAGAATAGTCGAAGCTTCCCCAGCGGCACCCTTCGTCAGGCAGGAACAAACCCCGGATCATCTTCTTGACCTCCGGGTCGCGGGCCGGGATCTGCTGCAGGTTGGGGTTGGAGCAAGACATCCTGCCCGTCACCGTGCCGCCGTCGTCGCTCTTCAGCTGGTGGAACTCGCAGTGGATCCGCCCCTTGTTCGAAAAGCTGATGATGTTTTCAAGGAACGTGTTCCGCGCCTTGTCCGTCTCGCGCATGCTGTTGATGGCCCGGGGCACCTCATGCTGGTGGTCCCGCATGAAGTCTTTGGTGAACGACGGCTGGCCCTTCTCCGTTGTCTGGTAGTACAGGCCCAGCTTTTCAAAGACCTGCTTCACGCTGTCCGCGGCCCACGGCTCGACCTCAACACCGGTGCGGTCCTTCACAAAAGACTGCAGCTCTTTGTACCGTTTCGTCAGTTGTTTCTTGGCAGCATCGGCCCCGTCTACGTCCACACGCACACCATGGAGACGCATGTCGATCAGGGCAGGCAGCACGCGCGTCTCCAGTTCGAACACGGACCACAGGTCCTGCTTGTCGATCTCGGCCATCAGGTGGTGCCACAGCTTGAGTGTCAGCACCGCATCCTGTTCGGCATATCCACCCACGTAGCGGGCGGGCAGCTTGTACATCTGCGCCTTGGGGTCCACGCCAAACTGCTGTGCTGCCCTCCGCAGCATCTTCTCGTCCTTGCGGGCACCGAGAAGATCGCGGCCGAGGTTGTCCAGACCGTAGCTCCACCGGTTCTCGTCAACGACAGCCGCTGCCAGCATGGTATCGATGATCTTGCCCTGCACATCGATGCCCTCGGCCCGCATCCAGCCGATGTCGTACTGCGCATTGTGGCAGACCTTGGTAATCTCCGGGCGCTTCATGTGATCGTTCAGCCAGCGAAGCACCATCTTGGTGTCAAGGTTCGGGCCTGTCTGGTGCCGGATAGGGAAGTAGCCGTGGAAGTCTCCCGCGGCTACAGCGATCCCAATGATCTCGCCTGTCTTGGTCGCCCATCCCGGCCCGCGGTCCTTGATCATCGGATCGCGGGTTTCGAGGTCAACCGCAATGGTCTTGCAGTTGGTCAGGTCCGGCAGCTCTGTCGGCGCGGACCACTCTACCTCAATGTCTGTCAGGTCGTGCCGCAGAAGGAAGTCGTCGGTGCTGCTGTCGTACTTATCCTTCGTCATTGGTTCCCCCTTCCACCCATGCGCGGCACTCTCCCGCCAATGCGCTGTAGGCAGCGGCATCGATGTAGTTGTCGGTGTGTACGCCGGGCTGGACGGAGCGGGCGATCTTCAGCAGGTTCATCATCCACGCGACATCTTCCGCCGAGATTTCCACGCCGTCCCCTCCACGGCGCATCGTGAGGTAGGACGCCCACAGCGTGGCAATGTTTGACAGGTTCGCAATGGGCGGCCCGTAGGCCGCGGCCCTGTCCCCACAGGTGATCTCCACCGCCTTCTCCAGATACTGTTTTCGGGGCGGGTTGTCGTTATATCCCATAGCTATACCGTGCTCCTGTCTGCAAGATGTGTAGGTTGTGGCGGGCGCGGGTGACGCCCACGTAGAACACCCGGTGCTCATCTGCCGGGTAATCACTCTCTTCGATGCGGCGTGTCGTGGCCAGATCGACCACGATGTTGTCATCCTCTCCGCCCTTCATCGAATGGATCGTGCTGAGTTTGATCCGGGCCGGGGCTTCGAGGTTCTCGCCCCGTCGCTGCAGGGCTGCGACGTACCGCTTGTCTTCCACACTGAGGTCCAGCGCCACCAGCGGGTGCGTGTCCTGCTTCACTCGCAGGCCGTAGTCCTTGTACAAGATCTGGTACGTGTACTTGTCGTCCGGGTCTGCCATCTTCAAGCGGGCCGGAGCGTCTTCGTCGAACGCCCGTGCGTCCCCCTGCTTCGGTAGCTCGTCGTACAGCGCCATGGCCTCGCTGTGGGTCAGGTAACCCCCGCGCTGGATGATGCCCCACAGGCGCAGCGCACGGGCCGTCCGCTTGCGCACAGAGCTGTACCCGTTGACCTCGAACAGGTAACCCTGCTCCCGCATCTCGGCCGCCCAGTTGGCCACCTGTGCGTTGGTCCGGGCCATGAAGGTCCAGCTGCCCTCGCCAAGTGGCACAGAATACACGTCGCTGTGCCACATGACACTCCCGTTGTGCGAGGCAGGGCTGTAGGGCTTCTGCACGCGGCCCGGGATCCGATGCACGATGCGCTGCGAAAGATCGAACACTGGCTGCGGTAGCCGGTAACTCTGTCGCAAGACCTCGGCGTGCCGAGCGATGTGCGTGAACTGGTGCGGCTCCACGCCCGCCCACCGGTGGATCGCCTGATCGTCGTCCCCGGCCACAATCACATGGTCCGCGGACCGCGCAAGCTTGAACACCACTTTCCACTGCAGTGGCGTCAGGTCCTGTGCCTCGTCGATGATCAGCAGTCTGAGCTTTGGTGCTTCGCCCACGGCCAAGAACTGATCCAGCATATCGGTGAAGGTGAACTTACCCATCTGATGCAGGTACTCGAACATCAGCCCCTGCATCTTGTACAGCAGCGGTATGTACAAATCTCCCTGCCGGGTGTCGTTGATCTCCTGTTCGATGGGAACACAGCGCAGTCGCGCCCGTTCAATCGCCGAGAGATACCTGTCCCCTTCCCGCGTGCTGCCCGGCAAGATCAAACCGTCTTCCATTGCTGTACGCGAGGTGCCGGTCATGTCGAACCCCATCTCCTCGCCAAACTGTTTCCAGTCTGACGGAGCCATGACGTCAGAGCGCTGTAGCCCAAGGGCTACAAAGCACATGGAATGCAGTGTCCGAACAAAAGGAAAGCGCTTCTTGGATAAACCGAACTCCGTGCAGATCCGGGTCAGCGCCTCGTCCACAGCCTTCTTGGTAAACGAGGCAAAGCCAATCCGTTCCGGCGCGGTGCCAGACTCAAGCTCTTTCTTCACCTCTTCGATCAGGCGGTGTGTCTTGCCGCAGCCCGGAGGACCGAGGATGACATCCATGCGTCAATCCTCCGCATCCGCGGTGGTTTCCGCCTTGGGCTGTCCTTCCATCTGCGGACGAAGCTCCTCCGGAAGTCGGCCCGCGCCCCGCGGCCGGGACATCAGCCACTCGTCCAGCTCCTTCTTGAGGAACCTGCGCGCTGCTTTCGGGTCATCGGGATCGCCCAAACAGATGCGCCTCGGCATCATCTCGGCCTGCTCCCAGCGGTAGATCGTGGACGGTGATACGTACAGCCAGTCAGCGACCTGCTCCAACGTCATCAGCCGTTCATCGATGGTTGGGAATTTCAAACGCCCTTTGTCCTTGCTCATGTCTTCCTCCTAGAACGGCACGAAGCCGCCTTTTGTTTCATCCAACTTCACTTCCACCTCCACGTGGGAGAACGCGGGTATCTTGCACACACGAACCGTTGATCTCGAACCGTCCTCTTTGCGGATGGCGATGTGTGACATCGGGTCTTCGCCGTCAGATATCCGCTTGAGTTCTTCAAGCACCTGCGCGTGGTTCATTTCTCCGAACTCTTTCTTCTTCAGAAAATCCATCAGGGCTTTCATCTTGAAAAAGTGTTCGCCCTTGTCTGTCCAAGGCTTGTTCATCTGCACCTCTTCCGGGGACATGGCGCGCACGCGCCCGGTGCAGAACTCTTCGAGGTGCTCAAGGAACCGACCGCGCTTTGTTGCTTCAGGGGGCACGTCTATTTCGACTGCCTCGGCCAGAAGCTTGTTGACCAGTATCCCCCAGTCAGCATCCTTCATCATCTGGGGTCGGATACTAAGATCGTTCAGAGCTTTCTTCTGAAACTCCCGGGGAGAGTTAAGCTCATTCACATTCAGCTCCAAACGCTTGCCGTCCACGTTGACGTAGTAGACCCGGGGATCGGACATCATGATGGTCAGGCCCGTCAGGGTCGGGAAGCTGATGCCTCCGGAGCCGATACCGTATCTGACTTGTCGGCACAGCTCCTTGTCGCAGTAGTCCGCCATAGGTTTCTCGTTGCACTTGAACCCATAGTCCTTCTTGTCCAGCTGTTTCTGGATCACGGCGACCTCTTCCGCGGGAAGTGGTGGGCTCATGTGGCGCGTGTTCCATTCCTCCAGCGCCTGTTTCCAAGCGTCAGGGTAGGCTTTCTTCATCGAACACCCGACATGGAAGAGACCGATGTTCCGGTTCAGTTCCCACCCGCCCATCGCAACGATCCGTTGCATGCATGGCGGGAAGTTTTTCATATCCGCCGCCTCGTCCTGCTTTGCATTCCGAAGCATAATGGGTTCAAGGTCGGCGAGATTGCAGCGCTTCTTCTCAACGGTGTCGAGAAACTCTTCCAGTGTCAGTGCGTCACCGTTCTCGTCCAGTGCGTACCGCAGCGTATTCTCCGCGTTCTGGTACGGTAGGTTGATGAAGTTGCCTACGTCACCCCGTTCCAAAAGAACCGTGTCCTGCTTTGGGAATATCTCACGGCCTGAGAATCCCAGCGCCGAAGATATCTCGGTCAGGTACTCTCGAAGGATTGCGGCGTCCACCCACGTTCGAAGGAACAGGTACAGATGCGCACCCCCTGACTTTGAGCGACACACCACCAGCGGAACCTTTGAAGTGTTTACCCTCCGGACTACGTCACGGAGATCTAGGTCGTAGTCGTCAACGTCGATGGCTCCAAACTTGCACTGGTTTTCCACGTTGATCGGTATCGCCCCGACCCCTTGGCCACCAGATAAATGCAGCGCAACTTTCTTCTCCGTCAGCGGCTCGCGGACGATGAAACTCTTTGCCTCTGCCTTTCCATTCCGCTTGGTTCTTCCAACGACGGTTTGACCGTGGGCTGCTTCCGATCCGGCGAAAGCAGCCATGAAGCGCTTCACGCTACTCATGGTCTCTCCTGTCTCTGTTGGCTACAGCAGTGTGCTGCGGGGGAATGTCCCCCGCAGCGGTCGATATTAAAACGGGATATCTTCCCCGAGGTCGTCGGTGCGATGGGCACCGGCACTGCCGTTCATGTCCACGGGAGGACGATCCTCCTGCGTCTTAACCATGCCGCCTTCAATCTGCTGACGGAAAGACTTGGCCTCATTGTACAGATCGGCATCTCCGACCATGCTGTCGAAGTTGACGGTCCAGTTGTAGAAGTCGCCCTTGTCGTTGTTCTCTTCCACCGCCTTGAGGTGCCAGATGCAGGAGAACAGCGGCGGCGTCATCAGTCGCCCGGTCTTCGGGTGCTTGATCTTCCGCATGGTGATCTGCGTTTTCCAGCGGCGCGACACCTTCAGCTGTGTGGACTTCATGTCCACCACCACGGGCTGGAACATGCCCTCGTCGCCCAGCAGCAGGCAGAAGTGCTGGTCGGTCTTAACCAGCTCGTTGCCGTTGGGCAGCGTCTCCTTGCCGCCCTCCCGCCGGGTCTGCTGGAGGATTGGATCGTTGGCGTGGATCTCACCAACCATGCCTCCGCCGCTTTCACGCGGGACGAACTCCAGATACTTGGTGGTCTGGTAGCATGGGATGACCTTGAAGCCTTCCTCCCCCTTCCAGAACTCGCCAGTCACGTTGTTGTAGGCATCGCCCACCTCAAGCCCTTCGATGTACTCGGGCTTCTTCTTGTTGACCTGCGGCGACAGGCTCTGTGCCAGACGAACGAACGGGATCAGAAGATCGTTGGCGTCAAAAGTTGTGCCGACGCCTGCGTCTTCCATCATGTCGTCCATCAGATCGGCCGACAACTCGGTGCTTTTTGCTTTTGCAACTGCGGTGCTCATGATCACTTCCTCTTGATCTGTGCTACGTTGGAGATAAACGCCCCGAACATGTCGAGGTCGATGGGCTTGCCGTTCTCGACACGCTCCCGAACAAACGCCTTCAGCGTCATCGGGTGTACCTGTGTCTTCTGATCCGGGTTGTGACCCATGTCGCGAAGCAGGCCGATAACATTGCCCACCTCGTTGTCTTGGCCGCGACCGAACGAAACGGTCACGTCGTTCTTGATGATGTCGTCGCAGCCCTGCTCCCGCAGCCACTCGAACGCTTCTTCCTTGCGATCATTTGGGATCGATGCATGCACCACTTGCTTCTTGGTGCATGTGAGACCGTCAACATCCACGCGTTCCACACCCATCTGATCCATCAGCTGCGGGATAACCTCGCTGCTGACTTGGTGCTTCTGCTGCTTGAGATGCTTCAGGTGTTCCTCGGCACTCTCCAGATCCAGTTCGATCTGGCGGAGCCGACGGACAGCGGAGGACAGCGTCTGCATGTCTGCCTTGTCCAATGTTTCGAGAGCCGCGGCATCATCCACGATATCCTCGAACATGTCTTCGAATAGGTCGTTCATAAGTTACATCCTCTTCAGGTTTGTGTTTGACGCACAAGTCTTGATGCGCTATGCCACGCTATAGGAGGTGATCATGGACGTCAACTACAAATTTAAGACCGAGCCGTATCAGCATCAGCGAGAGGCCCTCGGTCGCAGCATTACCCAGCAAAACTTTGGGTTCTTCATGGAGATGGGCGCAGGCAAGTCGAAGGTTCTGATCGACACCATCGCAACGCTGGCCAACGAGGGAGAAATAGATTTCGCCCTCATCATTGCGCCGAAAGGTGTGTATGGCAACTGGATTCGGAAAGAGATTCCGGAGCATTTCAGCGATGATGTGGCACACCGTGTCATACAGTGGTACGCGAACCCAAATAAAACGCAGGAGGCGGAGATGTCCGCGCTCCGCGAACCGCGGCCCGGGGTCCTGACGATCTTCGTCATGAACGTCGAAGCGTTTTCAACACCGAAAGGTGTGAAGGCAGGCGAGTGGATTGCCCGCAAGTACGGGGCCCGAGGCTTGATCGGCATCGACGAAAGCACCACCATAAAAAATCCGAAAGCCAAACGCACAAAATCCCTGTGCAAGATAAGCAAAGGCTTTCGCTACCGTCGGCTGCTGACCGGGTCCCCGGTTACCAAGAACCCGCTCGACATCTACGCACAGGCCGCGTTCCTCGACCCGAACCTTCTGGGGTACGACAGCTACTTCGCATTTCAAGCGCGGTACGCGATCCTGAAGAAGCGGACCATGGGGGCGCACAGCTTCCAGCAGATCGTGGGCTACCGCAACATCGACGAACTCAGTCAGCGCATCAGCAGGTGGTCTTACCGAGTGCTGAAAGAAGAGTGCCTCGACCTGCCCGAGAAGATCTACACCACGCGCAGCGTACCGCTGACCCCGGACCAGATCAAATACTACAACGAACTGCGCAACGATGCGTTCACGTTCGTCGAAGAAGGGGGTCTGGTCACAGCGCAAGAGGTCATCACCAAGATGTTGCGCATGCAACAGGTGCTTGCCGGTCACCTGAAAAACGACGACCATGAAATGATCGACATCCCAACCCGCCGGATCGACACGGTGCTGGAGTGCATCGAAGAGACCGACGGCAAGGTGATCTTGTGGTCTCGGTTCAGGTACGAAATGAAAGCACTCAAGGATGCGCTGGAGAAGGCCCACGGCCCGGGGACCGCGGCCATGTTCTACGGTGACACGCCGACACCCGAGCGGCAGGAGATCGTGCGTCGGTTCCAAGACCCAAACGACCCGCTTCGGTTTTTCGTCAGCAACAAGACGGGTGCCTACGGCATCACCCTGACGGCAGCGAATACGGTGATCTATGTGTCCAACGACTTCGATCTGGAGACACGCGTGCAGTCCGAGGACCGCGCGCACCGCATTGGTCAGCGTAAGCCAGTGACGTACATCGACTTGATTGCGGACAACACCATCGATGAACGCATCGTTCAGGCGCTACGCAACAAGATGGTCATGTCCGCCGCTGTTCTTGGAGAGGAGGCACGCGAATGGTTGAAGCTAACGCCGAAGAAAAGCTGATCCAATGGAAGATGTATCAAGCCGTCTACTGGTATCGACGCGGCTACCTGCACCGCAAGGAGGCCTTACGACAGTTTGCGTATTGGAGCGGTCTTGAACCAAAGGTCGCCGAGGTTCTGTTCCAAGCGAACATGTGCCTGACCTTGGCGGAGCTTGGTTCGTTTCAGTATCGCCCGAGGCTTGACCCGAAGGTGTTCATGCCTCGCGGGCGCGGTCTGAAGACGATTGCCCGACGGAAGAGATTTCTTGCGAAAAGGAATCGTGAGCTTTCCAAATCATGTACGTCAACTGGCCAGTGATCGACCGGTTCTCCGCCTTCGCCATCTGGCGAAGGCGGGCGTGATCCTCCAGCGAGAGTGCCACGTTTCGAAATTGTTTGCGGTCTGCCATGTGCAGATCTTCTCCTAGTGCAAAAGGACTTCCTCAAAGTCATCGAACAGTTCGATGGTGAGGTATCCAAATCCTTCGCGCCCTGCGACGATCACTATCGCGTCGTCCGGATCACAGTCATCTCCGTCTTCGTCGAAGAAGTTTGTGATCGGGATCATTGTGCCATCTTCCAACAGCACCTGACGTGACACGCAGTTGATCGCCACAACTGTCGCTTCCTCGTTTTCCATACCGCCCTCCTTGTGCATTGTCAACAATTCGCCAGCCTGCCTGACGGTTGTGGCAACGCCGATATGCCCATGGTACTATTACCTCGGACCTCTGGCGATGGCAGAAAAGGACACGGCACATGGAACCTTGGCCGATTAGCGATAAGGCATTGGAACTAATCAAAGAATTTGAAGGTCTTCGTTTGAACGCGTACCGCGATCCTGTGGGCGTCCTGACCATTGGTTACGGGTACACAAACGACGCAGGCTTCGGACCCGGTGTATCACCCGGTGATGTATGGACCGCCCAACAGGCAGAAGACATGCTGCGCGAAGGCGTGATGCGGTTTGCTGGCAATATCCAACCACATTTTGCCATCAAACCCAATCCTGATGAATTTGGTGCCTTCGTATCGCTGGCGTACAACATCGGCTGGCAGTCTTTTATCAAGAGCACAGCCTTGAAACGGTGGAACGCAGGGGATGTGCGCGGCGCAGCCGAAGCTGTCACATGGTGGAACAAGGCAGGCGGCAAAGTGTTGCGCGGATTGACGCGCCGACGCGAGGCAGAGGCTGCACTGATCACGGCCAACCTCGACCAGCCCGTTGGCAGGGTTGAGATCGACAAACCACGCGAGAAACCTGCACAGTCCAGCACGGTAAAGGCGAGTGCTGGTCAAATTGCTGGTGCCGTCGGCGGAGGAATTGGTGCCGTCGCGGGTTTGGACGGCAACGCACAGCTGATTGCTATCGCAGGCTGCGTTCTTGTTGCACTGCTCGCCCTATGGATTATGCGGGAACGGCTGAAGGCGTGGAATGATGGTCGGCGCTAAGGTTCAGTTGTATTTGCTGGTGGCACTGGCCTTCGTGGCCGGTGTCTTCGGCATGTACATGTCCGGTGTTCAACGTGGCATCGCCCGTCAGCAGGCGAAGATCGATGCCAACCGTTTGGACAACTACAAGACAGCCAAGGAGGCCGCAGATGAGGTCGAAGCTATGGATGATCCCCATCTTTCTGATCTTGCCCGCCGCTGGGTGCGTAAAGACCAGTGACAGCTACTGCGATATAGCTTCGAAGCTGTATTTTGACGACAGCACCACCGTTGATTGGCTGTTGCAAAATGATCGTAGTCTCCTCGTAGACATCATCGTCCACAACGAGACCAACACACGGATATGCGGTGGGTAGCTGACCTTTCCCGGATCACACACTACGCCTTGACCGGGCGCAACTGTTCTTGGTGCGCGTGGGCATGGCATCGGAGATTGAACAAAGGGCCGCGAACCGCGGCCCTTGTACTTCTGTTTGGTAAGCGGCACTGTCGCAACAGCTGGCTGCACCACCGGCTTTGGTTTGGTGATTGGCCAGATGTGTGATACCCTTGAGGTATGTTCTCGCCTCTGATCCTCATCTGCGTTATGTCGGGGGAATGTCATACGCCCCCCGCTCCAGCGTTCAAAACGCTGGAAATGTGCGAGATGGCGACAGAGAACTACATCGCCAATGCGCTGGCCCCGGCGCTGCCGCCGGGAACCTTTGTGGTCAAGTGGGTGTGCCACGATTGGGGTTTGTCCGCTTAATCCGATCCAACGTGTCCATCACTGCGCCGTGCGACCAGCCCTCCGCTATTACCAGCGTGTCGATAATCTGCTGACGCGTCAGTCCGCGTTCTTGCAGGTACTGCACCCGCGGCATCAGCTTGGCAATGACATCAATCTGGCTTCCCGTCAGGTACTGATGATGTGGCATCGTCGCAGTCCCGGTTACGATAAAATGCTCGGATCTCATTTATATGCTCCTCATGATTGTGCGCCATCCGCCAGATTACGTCAAACTCTGCTTCGGTCACCCACCACGCGGGCAAGCGCTTAAAGCCCGCCCGGCGCAGCGCCTCGTTGACACCGCGACTGTCAGGCATCGGGGTCTCCTTTCAGTTCTGCGAGGGTGGTGCGGGCTATCGTGTTGCCGTCGCTGTTGCCATAACGGTCGCCATTGCCAAGCCGTGCCAGCTTCTCTAAAGCCTCCACCGCCTTCGCCAGCTTGTTACGATATTCTTCACACTTGTCCCATCCTGCGGCGCTGTCCCCACGCCAATACTCAAGTTCTTTTTCCAGTTCTTCGATGCGGTCGATCAATTCCTCATACGATGGTTCTGCATTTGTCTCTTGAGTTAAGTGCCACGGTTGATCCTCACCATATTTTTCACTCATCACTTCTCTCCTTTCAGTTCTGCGAGGGTGGTGCAGGCCACGACATATGCTGCGGTCATAGACTCTGGCTCATCATGGGCGAGAGCGACCTCATCATATTCAAGGACCAGTTGTTGCAAAGCCGCCACCGCCTTCGCCAGCTTGGCTTCCAGATCACGATAGGCTTCCGTCCCGATCCGCCCCATCTGGTCGTATGCATCACGGTATTTCTCACAGGTCGCCAGCTTGGCCTCCAGTTCCTCGATGCGGTGCAGGTCCACGCGCAGGTCCACGATGGTGTCCATGGCTTCCTTGACAGTGTCGAGGTCCCTGCCCCAGTTTCCGGACTGGAACATCTTTGTAGCTAGGCGCTCCAGCCGCGCCACGATGTCGTCACCGTTCTCGCTCATTCCTCAATCCCCCTGTGCCGTTTGATTTCGAACAGCGCCTCATAGATGATGTCGGCGACACCCGCTGCGGGCATGACGCGCTTGTCTTCAATGTGAAGGCCGGAAACGGCGGCCATGTGGGCCACCGCTTCAAGCTGCGCGGGCAGGTCTGGGTCAAGATCGTCGCTCATCCCCGATCCTCTCCTTTCAGTTCTGCGAGGGTGGTGCGGGCCAAGTCCCACAACGCCCCATGTCCACACCGTTCAACGATTTCTGCAAACTCCACCGCCTTCGCCAGCTTGGCCTCTAGTTCTTCGATGCGGTCGGCCATGGTATCGCCAGACTTAATCAGCGCCTCTATCGCGACCCGCGCAGGGTCAACTGAATCGTCCCACTGTCTGTTACTCATCGCCTTCGACCCTCTGTAATGCTCGCTCCGCCGCCACCGTCATGTCGGTGACAGCCTGTTCGAAATCGTCGCCCGCTTCGTGGCCAAACTTGATGACCACATCCAGCGCCGCCATCGCAACCCGCAACCTGTCGCGCAGATGCTGGGCCTCCACGCGGTGCATGTCGCACAGGGTCAGGTTCCACTTAGCCATCGTTCAACTCCTCAATCGCCTTCCGCACCTGAACAAGGATGAACTCATGATCCAACCTCTGTTCCTCGTTCATCGCCGCCAGCACCTCTTCGTCGGTGTCCAGCCACGCCTCCAGCTTCATCAGCCGCGCCAGCGCATGCTTCTTTCCCATCGTCATCCCTCCATGCATTCCGTGCAGACCATGGCCTGCAGGGCCTCCCACTTGCTCATCTCCTCGCCGCAGGCAGGGCAGCATTGCCGCACCTGACCACGACCCTCACACATCGGACACTCCGACGACGACCCAAGGCCCGCGCACCGCGGACAATCGACCATGTTGTACGTCTCCGACAAATGCAGCACGTGATTACCCATCTGGCTCATTTCTGGGCCTCCATCTCCACAACGTGGTCCTCGGCCAGCGCCATCAGGAAATCGACCAGCGTGCCACCCTCCGGCACCTCCTTGGCCAGCCACGCGCGCAGCTCAAACGATGCACGCGACAGCGCCGGGTAGGTCCGCCCGAAGGACATCGAACGGTGATAGATACGCTGCTGCACAGGACACCGAGGCGGGGGCGGGGGCAGCGCCCCGTGGCTCCGCCAACGATGAATGATGTCGTACACCTTCTGGGGCTTCCAACCCAATGCCGCCGCCGCACGCCGCGCGTGGCCCCTGTGCGCCATCAACGCCGCCCGCGCCTCAACCTGCGCCGCCGACCGCAACTCCTCCGCAGGAATTGCTTCCAAATCCGTAATCCTCAGAAAGGACATTCCAAACCCTCCTTATACCATGCCGGGTAATTCCCCGGGCTCTTCGTTCCACATACCCGAGACGGTGTGCCGCGATCTTTGGGCCGCGGCTCCCGGACCCCGAGCTCATCCAAAATACGCTCCAGATCAGCCGGGTTCATATCACTGCCACCTTTCCGTTTTTCATCAGGGCAAAGGAAGCGCCCGTGAAAGGAGATAGGTTGTCAGCATATACAAACGTTTTGTGCTTGTACGGGTTGTAGGTAATTACATCGCCTTCCATCAGCAGGATATCCCGGTCATGCCAGACACCTACAAGTCCAGCATGTACGTTTTTCCGCCGGTCACGAAGGACACGTTTTCGACCCGCTTGTGACACCTTGGGGCGAGGGTTTTCGAGTACCGCCTCAGAACGATGGGCCACCACGCGGCCTTTCATATCCCCTTCCAAGGCTTTGATGCTCCACACCTTCCTGTGAAGATTATAGTACACGAAGACTTTCATCCTCACCCCCTTCTCCACCGCCGTTCGCAAGCACACCCTCCAAGATCCGCGGACCTTGGGACGCCAAACACCAGTACAAACGACCCGCCTTCCTGTCCGGCGAAGAATGCAACGAGATCCGCTGCACGCGGCCAATGGCCAGAAGAGCCTCCAGAACATTGGTCAGCTTCTTCGAATGGTTCTCCGGAACAAGATGCGCAAAGTCGCGCGCCCGATACAGGAATTCCGGCTTCATCATCGCCAGCATTTCGGGTCCGATCTGGTCCGGGAAGGAACCCGGCTTCAGGCCCGGCAGGCGAGGCGCGGGCTCTGGTTCCGGGGCCGTCAGCTCCATCTCCGACTGCACAGGAGAAACCACAGCCTCCTCACGATGCAGAGGTGCCGATGACCGAACCGCAAACAACGCACGGTACGGAACATTCTCCGTAGCCGAATCCTTGTAGTTGCCAACAATCGTCATCTCCAAAACATCACCCTCAGACAAACCCAAACGACGCGCAATCGAACGGGTCACAAATACCGTGTCACCCGAACCCAAAACCGCAAACGCACTGCCACCCTTGTGAACCAACTCCACAACACCACGCCGGATCACAGGCTCGTCCAACGAAAATTGCGCAGCCATCGATGCCAAACCACGGGAAACCGCAGGAGACAAATCACGGGGCGAAGTTGGATTGTTCTCAGGCGGCGATACACGGTCCGCGGACCGCGGCCCTTGGCCCTTCAAGTGCTGTGCCAAATCAGTGAAGCTTTTCATTTTGAGACCCTCCCTCTTCCATCTCGTTTCGCGCAGCAATCGCGTTCGCCATCAGCAGGATCAAATCCTTCTTCTCAGGAAATGTCAGACCGTAGCCGTCCATCAAACCGCAGAAGAACACAGACATGTCCATGATCGACAGTTTGCTGGGCAGCTGATCCGACGCTGCATGGAAGCAACGCGCAAGCTCTCTCTTCTCTGGGGGTATTCCGTCACACATGGCGACCTCCTCTGGTTTCCAACAACTTGTGTATAATGCACAAGAAGCGGGGAGGTCAAGACGATTTCAGAGTTTAGTGTCCGACGGGTTTACAAAACGCTTTACATCAGGGGCAGCGGTTTACGGCCCGCGGACCTCGGACCGGTGTTTACGTGTTTACCTATAGTCCGGATTTTCATTTTTTTCTGTTTTGATTTTTTTTTGTTTTCTTGCGATTTCTATGTAAACACGTAAACATCTCTTGTAACCCCTTGTTTTTATTGATCTCACCTGTTTACATTTTCGTTTTTCCTGATGTAAATGTTTACATATTTTTACCCCCTTATTTGTAAACACCCTCTGGTTTTCATGTAAATCTCAAACTCCATGTAAACACCCCCCTCTCTAGTGCCTCCTAAAAACGTTCGATTTTACGTGAAAAACGAGAGCAAAAACGGTGGGGGGACTATAGGAAATTCTGAGGCTTGTTGATATAACACAAGCGAAGAAGGAGGGCAGGTCATGCCAAAGCGAAAGACAAAGCTTGTCGAAGACATGGAAGAGATGGGCATCCCCAAGGGGGCGGGCCGAGCTCTGAAAGAAGGGACAAAGAGAAGGGAGCCGGTCCCTTTGAGTGTGAAGACGAAAGAAGAACAGCAGATTGAGATCGACACGGGCAAGCACCTGACGATGCGAATGCGTAAGTTTGCGGAGCTGTATGTCGAAGGCATCTACACCTTGACGCAGTGCGTTCGTGAGGCGGGGTACAAATCAAACACTCCGGCTGGATACGGCCAGCTTCTTTTGGACCCAGAGCGGAGCCCGCATGTGGTTGCCTTGATCCGCGAGCTACAGGAACAGCGGCAGCGCAGGTACGGGGTGACGCTGGAGGGCCAGCTGAAACGTCTGTCTGATCTGTCACATGGCGCAGAAGCGGCGAACCAGTATTCCGCCGCCATCAATGCTGAAAAGCTCCGGTCCGTGTTGGGTGGCCTGACGGTTGACCGTCGCGAACAGATCAACACCATCGACGACATGACCCGCGAACAGATCGTGGGCCGTTTGGAGACGCTGCTCGAACGATACCCGCAGCTTGCGTCTTTGAAAGACATCACGCCGAAAACACCTGTGGAGGCATTCATTGGCACAGACGCCGGAAGCGAGACTTTGGACATCGATGCGGAAGAACTTACCGACGGGGGCGACGGCGCAGAGGATTGAGAACCGATCCGGCACCGGTATGCCTGACGTATTGGTGACGTGGGGCGGGATCGATCTCTGGGTGGAGCTGAAAGCTTTGCAAACTACGCCAGAAACTTTGCAAACTTTGCAAATTCCAAACTGGCTATATCCAACGGACGATCTGGACTTATCTGAAGTAAATCTCAATCGGCTAAATCTCCGGCCCAGTCAGAAGGCCTTTGCTGTGAAGAGAATTTCATCGGGAGGGGTCAGCTTCGTTCTTGCTTCGCACCGCGGTTCGAGGAACAAAAGCCTTTATTTACTGACACTTACCGAGGACCGCGGTCTTGCGGCCCTGCGCCTGTGTTTTTTGGATGATTGGTTGGAAATCTTTGAGGTCCTGCGGCTCTGCGGCTCTGCGGCCCTGCGGCGCTGGCTATAAGGCGCGCGAAAACTGGACCTATGCCCTGCGGCTCTGCGGCCCTGCGCCTGTGTTTGCAAACTTTGCAAACTTTGCAAAGTGCCCCGGCCTATTCGGCCGGGAACGGGTTTCGCTCGTCGGGGTCGCGCCTCTGCCACTCGCGCAGGAACACGCCGTATTCGGCCTTGCGGCCCTTAACCCATGTCCAGAGCATGTAGGAATCGAGCTCGTCGGGGGTTAACCCCGCCAGTGCGGCGGGGTTTCCCATGTATTTGTCCGGATCCATCACCGGTGCTCCACGATTGCAATAGATTTCGCGGCCGTGCTGCCTTTGCAAAGCTTGCACGCGGTGCATTGCACGCGGCGGCCTGCCTCTTTTGATGCCGGGCAGATTGCTTCGCGGCTTGGCACGATATCCGCCAGCGACGGAACAACGCGAAATGTCCGGCGGCCCGCGCGCCAATGGCCTTGCGCCATGGCCAGATCATCGGCGGATTGCATGGCGATATCGGGCCGCCA